AAATACAGAATTTACAAGAGCTCAAACTTTGTTTGGCCTTGATTCGGATTCAAATATTTATTTTATTCAAGCTTCTCAAAATGGATTATATGAAGTTGTATTTGGTGATGGTCTTTTTGGTAGAAAACCTTTAGACATATCAACTGTTGTTATAAGGTATAGAATTTCTGATGGAATTTCTGGTGATAGTGTTGGTGATTTTAGAATTTCTAACAATTTAGAATTGTCAAACCCACAATTAGGTAATATAGTAGTTGATGGATTTATCACCAGTGCTAACTCAACAGGTGGCGCTGAACAAGAAACTATTGATTCTATTCGTTTTGCAGCTCCTAGATATTTTGCTACACAACAAAGAGCTGTATCATCTGATGATTATTCTTCGTTAATATTAAGTAATTTTGGTGGAGAAATTTCAGACGTTATTGTCTATGGTGGTCAAGAAATAGAACCAAAACTTTATGGTAGAGTTATTGTTTCATTAAAACCTTCTAACGCAACAATAGCACCAGATTATATAAAAAATAAAATTTCAAATTATCTATTAGATTATATTGCATTACCGAATAGAATTATAATTTCTGATCCAGAATATACATATTGTTATGCTAAAACAGATGTTCAATATGATAGTTCAAAAACTACTAAAACTGTTTCTGAGATTAAAACTTTAGTTCTTAATTCAATAATTAATTTCAGTAAAGTTAATTTAGAAAAATTTGGTAATGATTTAAGATATAGTAAATTAGTAAGTGCAATAGATAATTCTGACACAAGTATAACAAGTAATCAAACTGAATTAAGAATAATTAAACGTATAAATCCAAAATTAAACACTGAATCAACATTTAGTATTAATTTAGGAAATATTTTAGAAACTACTCCTGTTTTAACAAATGATCAACACGTGTCAACACATAAAAATGAATTTGATTTAGTATTATCTCATTCAACATTGTATTCATCAAAATTTACTTATGTTTCTAAAAATGGAACTACATATCCTTTATGTTATTTTGAAGATGATGGTTTAGGAATTATTAATGTGTATACAACTATATCAACTGATGTTGTAAGAATTGATAGTGTAGGAACTATTGACTATTCTACCGGCGAAATTAAATTAAATAGTATTAAATTAGCAAGTTATACATCATACATTTCATTATATATTCGTTCAAAATTTAAAGATATATTTGCTTCTCAAAATAAAATTATTTTAATAGAATCAAATGATCTTGAAATAAATGTTATAGAGACCATAAGATAATGGATTTTTCAATAGAAAAAAACATATCTAATTTTATTTCAAAACAATTCCCTGCTTTTTATCAAGAGGAGGGACCTGATTTTATTTTGTTTATGCAAGCTTACTATGAGTGGCTTGAAAGTGATTTTGGTACTCCATTAGATGGAAATGGTGGACCAATTAGAGAATCTCGACAGCTATATAACTATCGTGACATTGATAACACAATTGAGAAATTTTTAGAATATTTTCAAAAAAAATATCTTTACGGAATTCCTTTTAATATAATATCAAACAAACGTTTTTTATTAAAACATATTCTTGATGTTTATCGTTCTAAAGGAACAATTCAATGTTATAAACTTTTGTTTAAACTTCTTTACAACGAAGATGTAGATTTTTATATTCCAGGTAAAGATATTTTAAGAGTTTCAGATGGTAATTGGATAGAACCAAAATACCTTGAAATTTCTAGCCCTTTAATTTCTAATGAAACCATTAATAATTTTGTAGGAAAATCAATTTTTGGTATTTCTTCAGGAGTAACTGCAGTTGTTGAAAGTTGTAGCAGAGAAAATTATAATAACGGAATTGTTACAATATTACATATTTCTAATATTTCTCCAAAAGGTGCGGATTTCGAAATAGGCGAAAAAATATTTATAACTAAATCTATTGATGATATTTCACAAATTGAAATTGATATTGCTCCTACAATTATTGGATCTTTAGATAAACTTACTGTTGTTAATGGTGGGCAAGGATATAAAATTGGTGACGTAATTAAAATTGTACATAGAGATGTGTCAAATGGCGATGTAATTTCTTTTGGTGTTGATGGTATATTAAAAGTAACTGAACTTTCTGCTGGATTTGGTTCACTTAATTTTGATCTTATAAGTGGTGGATTTGGTTTTACATCTAATGCTTCAACTTTCGTATACAGAAATGGTGATAATGGCGAAAGTGCATCTTTTCAAATTGCTACTATATTATCATCTAGATCAATACCCTATAACACAGATTTAATTTGTGATTATTTAACAGCAAGTTTTAATAGTGTTTCTTATCAGTTTCCTGCAAATACTTCAGCAAATTCCCAAAGTTTAATTGGAGATGCCTTATCTTTTCAAAGTCAAATATTTGGAACAATATTTTCTTTTGACAATATAGAAACTGGAACTGGGTATGATCTATCAGCTAATGTTTTTGTCAGATCAACTCAACTTTCAAAATCTCTTGGTGGAACTATTTCTTATAATACAACATCAAATACTATAACTGGCACTTCAACTAATTTTGATTATTATTTTGAGAATAATGACATAATAGCAATCCAAGCTAATTCTACCCTTGATTCTTCATTTGAACTAGCTGTTATTAAACAAGTAGTCTCTAATGTTTCTATACTTCTTTATGGTCCTCCAACAAAAAATTCAACAGTTAGTGCTATTTTTAAAGCAGCTCCAACAATTTTACCATCTCAATATGCTACGTATGAATCTGAAGTAGTCACTTTAGATGGATCTCTCGCTGGTGAGAACGAAAATATTTCTGCAGTTCCAAATACAGGTAATAATATCGTTTCTGCTGCACGTGCGCTAAATTCAGGTAAAGGTTATATCGAAGATGAAGAAATAACAGCTTATCTATATGGTAGCATATCTAATAACATATTAATTATAGAAAGTGGAACTGGTTATACTAATAATGATTTAATTGTTTTTGCTGAAGGTGATGGTGGAGTTATTGCAAATGGATATATATTAACAGATAATACAGGTGCTGTTATTTCTACAAATTTAGTATATGGTGGTTCAGGTTATACATCTATTCCAACACTAAAAGTACAATCTAATACTGGATCTGGTGCACAATTGACAGCTACTATTCAAGAATTTAATACCACAAGCCCAATTTTCGCAAGGGTAAATAAACGTGGAATAGGAAAAGGAAGAGGTTTTTGGGCAACGACAAAAGGGTTTCTTAGCTCGGATAAATATATACAAGATAGTTATTATTATCAAGATTACTCTTATGAGATTCGTGTTGCTAAAACTTTAAGTGATTATAAAGATATCATTTATAATACTTTTCATGTTGCTGGCGCTGAACTGTTTGGTAAATATTTATTAAATAGATACCAAAGTCAAAAAGTTTCTATAGTAAGTGAAACTAAAGAAATATTTTCATCAGTTGAACGTACCGTAGATTCAGGAAATACTGTACAATTTTTAGCAAGCACAACAATTATAAGAGCAGATGGACAAGGTGCTGAAGCAGATTCTGATATTATAAAATCAGATTCAGTAACGTTAACTGCTGATAGAACATTTGTTACTGCTGATAGAACAAGTTTTGATTTTAGTAATTATTTAAGTGCCGACAACATAACAATAACAGTTGATAATCGTAAAAGGATATACGAATATATTACTGCATCAAGTACAAAATTTAAATCTGATAATGATAAGAGCACTGTTAGCAGATATTTTGTGTAAACAACCTAAAGGAGAAAAAAATTGGCAAAACAAACTATAGCAGTCGGGACGGCGGCTAACGATGGCACAGGCGACCCAATTAGAGACGCATTCGTAAAAGTTAATAATAATTTTAGCGAAATGTATTCATCATTTATAGCTAACACAAATGTGATTGTTGGTAATACTACAGTTAATACTACAATTTCTAACACTGGTCTGTCTTCAGGTAATTCTAGTTTCACAGTTACAGCTGATGTAACAAATTTTAAAATTGGTAATACAACAGCAAATGCTACTATAACAAGTGCAAATATCGCAATTGGTGGAACTTCTGCATCAGGCGGTAATGCCTCCATTAATACTATAGCATTAGGATTAGGCAACTCAACAGTTAATACTTCTCTTCGTGTTACAGCTTTACAAATTTCAAACTCAACTTCAAACGCATCTGTAAATGCTGGTGTAATTTTTATAGGAAATTCAACTGTTAATGCTAGTGTAAATTCTTCATTACTAAGTATTGCAAACATCAGCGTAACAGCCAATACATTAACTCTTGGTTCTTCAACTGATGCAGCTAATGGGTTTACTTATCTTCCTAATGGATTTAAGTTAAATTGGGGCCAAACTATTGCTAATTCTACTGTTGGTAATGCTATTTTTACTTCTGCATATACCACAAATTCTTACTCTGCATCAATAGTAAGTAATTCTTCAGTAGCAACCTATCAAGCCTCTCTTCTTAGTAAAAATAGTACATCTATAGAAATAAGAACTGCAAATCAAACATCCGCCAACGTTTTTTTTATGGTTATTGGTAAATAATTAATAATGGGCAAAATTCTTTCTTCTTTTAAAAAATCAATATTTGATGAATTAGCTGATAATCTTTCAGCTAATTCATCTCAATATTATGCATTTGCATCAAACCCTATAGAATATGTAGGTAATGCACCTTCTGTTGCAAATAATGATTATTCTACTTTGTTTATCAATAATTGGACAATGCTTTTTGGTAAAAGATTACAAAGTTCAAATTTTGCTCCAGTAATCAAAAATAATATTTGGACTTCAGATACAATTTACGATCGTTATGATAATACTTCTAATACAATTTTCACAAATAATATTTTTTATGCAATTTCTTCTCCTACATTTGATGGAGGAGCTTATCATATCTATAAATGTATAGATAATAATAATCGTGGTCTTTCTACTGTAGATCCAGGATCTATAGGTACGCCAACACAACCATCAACCTTTGAAACATCAGATAATTATAGATGGAGATATATTAGCTCAATTTCTTATCCAAATTATGAGAAATTTTCTGCAAATAATTTTGTTCCAGTTTATGCAAATGCTGTTATTGTTAGTACATCAGAATCTTATAGTGGTGTTGAAGTTGTTGTTATAACAAACGGTGGAAATGGTTATTCATCATATACAAATGGTACAGTGCAGTCAGTCCAAGATAGCACTACATTACAAATAGAAAACTATTCTTCTGAAAATAATGGTCAATATGTCAATAATTCAATTTACATATACAATGGTTCTAATTTAACAACATTTGACACAACATCTCAACTTCGCAGAATTACAGGATATACTTCTAGTTTAGCTGGTAAATTTGTAACATTAGATTCGCCAGTAAATACATCTATTATTACTTCTGGTATCACAAAATATGACATAAGTCCAGCAGTTGTTTTTGAGAGTGATGGAGATTCTAATCCAAAAGCTATTTCAATTATAAACACTACCAGTAATTCTATATCAACGATTGTTATGTTAGATATAGGAACTAATATATCTTGGGCAAATGTTAAAATAGTTAGCAATACATCTTTAGGATCTGGTGCTAATCTTTACGCTATAGTTCCACCTCCAGGTGGGCATGGAGCTGATCCTATTTCAGAATTAGATATGAAAGGGTTTGCAGTAAATTTTTCTTTTTCTAATACAGAAGCCAATACTATTATGACTTCTAATATTGTATTTAATAAGATAGGTTTATTAAAAAATCCATCATCTTTAAGTAATATAAATGTTGCAACAGGAACTGTTCAAATTGGCTCAAGATATTATGGAAACACATTTGATCAAGTACTAAAAGCCAATGTTGGCACTTCATATGTTTTTACTAAAGGTGAAATTATAACAGGAACTAATAGTGAAGCTAAAGGTATAGTAGTTTATTCTAATACATCTCAAGTTTATTTTGTTGGTGATAAAAATTTTATTGATGGTGAACAGATAAAAGATAGTAATAATGTAACTCGTTCAACTATAACATTTAATGCTAATGATGTCGGTGACATCTATACTAAAAACATAAAACCTTTTTATGTTGAGAACATAAATAATGTATATAGAACTGACTCTCAAACTGAAGTTTTCAATTTGATTATAGAAATTTAAGGAAACAGGTACTTATATGGCTAATTTTAACGCTCCTCCATATTTTGATGATTATGATGAAAATAAAAACTTCTATAAAGTTTTGTTTCGCCCCTCTGTTGCTATCCAAGCTAGAGAACTTAATCAATTACAAACCATGTTACAGAAACAAATTGAAAGATTTGGTTCTCATATTTTTCGTGAAGGATCCATAGTAGTTGGTGGATCTTTTGATGTTGAGTTTGATTTAGCGTATATCATAGCCTCTGCTGTTGCACCTTCTACGTCAAGATTACAAGAGTTTGTTGGTAAAACTATAATTGGTGTTACATCAGGAATTACTGCCTCTGTCAAAGCAGCAGTTTATGATGAAACAACTAACAAATATTTTTTCTTAATTAGATATATTTCTTCTTCTACTACTTCAGATGTTTTCTTAAATGAAGAAACTGTAAATTCTTATACTCTCGATACAAGTGGAGTTGTAGTCGTTGATTCTACATTTAATTTTGTAGTTGATACAACAAACGTAACTACTCCAAGACAAGTTGGATCTACATTTTCTATCGGACAAGGTGTTATTTTTAGTAAGGGGTATTTTTTAGCCTTTCCAGCCCAAACTATAGTTCTTTCAAAGGATAGTGCAACTCCTACAATAACTGTTGGGTTTACCATTACAGAAGCTTATGATACTGATTTGAGTGATGATTCTCTTCTTGATAATGCACTTGGTACGACTAATGAAAATGCTCCTGGAGCGCATCGTTATAAAATCACAACAACTTTAACATCTATTCCATTCAAAACTAGTGGTGATGATGAAAATTTTGTTTTACTTATGGACATAAACTCTGGTGTTATTGAAGAAAGAAAAGAAAGATCACAGTACGCTAAAATTTATGAAGAAATTGCAAAAAGAACACATGATGAATCGGGTGATTATTATGTAAAAGGATTTGGTATAAGAACTCGTGAGCATTTAGATACTGGTATTAATGAAGGATTATTTACAAATAGTGCTGGTGGAAATACTTATCAACTTTCTATTGATGTAGAACCTGGTACTGCTTATGTTAAAGGTTATGAAGTTAATAAACTTGTCACATCACATGTTATAACAGACAAAGCAATAACATATAACTATGTAAATAATCAGTTAGTAAACTCTAGAAACGGTGGATTTTTTTATATTAAAGAAATTGTTGGATCTTTAGATCATGACGAAGCAATTCGAGTTAATTTGTTTTCAAACACCGAAACTAGAATTACAAGCAATATTAAAAGTTCAACTGCAAATACTAGTAATAATATAAAAGTAGGCGATGCTTTATTAAAAGCTCTGGTCTATGAGTCAGGTACATTAGGAACAAATACAGCTCAAATGAGAGCTTATCTTTATGATTTTAATATGAGCAATGGTTATGTTATTAGTGACGTAAAATCAATCTATTCAAGTACTTCACCTAATTACTTTTTTGCTGATGTTGTTGCTAATACAACTATTAATGATACTAACGAAAGTGTATTGATATTTCCTATTGGAACTGAAAGTGTTAGATCTATAAGAGGTAATACTGGATCTAGCGACACAACGTATCAAATTAATCGTTCTGTTGATGCAGATATTAATTTTGCATCAGGTAATGGGAGATTTACTGTCGCTCCTATAAGTGTATTAGGAGAATCATTATCTTATTCTGAGGGTGGTTTGTCTTCATCTGAAAAAAGAGAATTAATACTTTCTCTAAATGCGGACAAAGATATCCAATTACTTGGAGTTATTACTGCTGCCTCTGCCACGTCAAATTTAATCACAGGAAGTTTTACTGGCGCTAACAGTGGATTTGATTTTACAAAATTAAAAGCTGGAGATCGTTTACTTCGATCTGGTGGAGCAGAATATACTATTTTGACAATTACTAATTCTACAAGTCTTAGTTTAACTAGCAATGCAGGAACAACATTTACTTCCAATGTATTTTCTAGAGCTTTAAGAACTGGCGATATTATAGATTTAACCTCTAATGGATCATCAGGCACTGCAATAGCAGCCAATGTTGTTGCAGGAAGTTTAATAATAGATATTAAAGAAGATACAACAAATGTTGCTGGTGCAGGCAACACAGTAAATGCCAAACTAACATTTAGAGTCGATAGAAATACATCAACTGCTGGCGCTGAAATACGTAAATATTTGAGATCTAATAGATTTGTTAAAATTCAAACCAATACCAATATAAACGTGTCTGGTCCATATAATCTTGGTTTACCAGATGTTTATAAAATTCGCTCGGTGAGAATGCATGAATCAGCATTTTCAACTGGAACTGAAGGATCTAATGTAACTTCTTCTTTTACACTTGATAACGGTCAAAGAGATGATTATTATGATCATGGTAAACTCAATGTTACTGGAAATTTGACTTTAACTGACAAATTTTTGTTAGTAGAACTTGATCATTTTGAAGCAGATTATTCAA